TTATTTTTCTATGTGAAATTTAGGATCTATTGTAATTAAAAGTTTCTTAAAGAGTTGTATTAATCGATCTCTTACCGATTTGAGGATCAGTGTCATTGCGTCGAAATTTTCTACTTCTTTTTTTGTTTTTATGGCAATAATATTGCTGATTATCGAAATTCCGTCACTCACTATTAATAAGTCCATTACCACGGTTACGAACCATTTAAAGTTGTAATTAAGTCCTTTACTCATCAATGCCAATGCTGTTGGAATTAGTAATACGGCTAATTTGGATACAAATCCTAAAGCCAGTTTTTTAAAACTAAAAGCGTTACTTAATACTATGGTTTTGATAATGCCTAAAAAAGTATCCATTACCATGAGGTAAAACAGCACTTTAACAATCTCCATATCCATTTCTAAGTAAATAAAAAATCCATAAAGCAATAGTTTTATTTCGTTTGAATATTCTGAAATTTTATGCATCATTGTTTTTTTTATATTTATTAATCTTCTCCTGTAGATTTATGCGCACGATCAAAACCTAAGTAATCTTTTGGGGCATAAAACCCCAAAAGATTGTAACAAATGGTTCATTGTAATTTTTATGGTTGTGGATCATGTGGATCCAGAGGTTTATTGTTGTGGGCAACAATTCCTGAAATCACATAATTATCTACAGTTTCTACATCTAGAAGTGCTACTTCCAGAGGTTCTTCTACAAATACAATTGATTCGATAGTTTTTGTTTTTCCGTTTTTGTCAATTAATAACATGTATGGTAAAACATTTTTCACACAAACCCATTTTACATTTTCACCATCTTCACTAACTAATAAAGGGTGCTGTCCCGTAACTTTAAGCGTTGTATCTGCCGTTTTAATTTCGTAATAACTGGGTTGTATGCTTGTTATTTTGTTTACTACAGTTACTTCTGCTTTTGCAGCTTCATTTAGTTTACCGTTCCAGATCATGTAATCTCCATCAGATTCATCAATTTCATTAGGGAAAGAAAATCCCTGAAGTTTATCTCCAATTACAATATTCTTTAATTTTTTTGATTGTCCGGATGCCATTGTTACCAATGATTCTACGTCGAAGCATTGGATGTCTATAGGATCTGTTGTTACTTCAACTTCACTCTCCGTAAAAGCACCAGTACCCGAAGAATATATAGCTCGTACTTTATAAATATAAGTAGTGCTATAAGATCCTGAGTCTACATAACTTGTTATGTTTCCAAGAACGGTTTTGTGCAGGGCAGATGTCGTTCCGGTTTGTCTTCTGTATATCTCATAGTTAAGAACACCCGGAGTTGCAGGAGCGCCCCATGAAATATATATGCTATTTTCGCCTTGTGACTCACCATGTAAGTTTGTTGGCATAGTTGGATCCACATCTTTTGTAGTGGCGTTTGCAGTACTTGCAGCTGATAAAGTTCCGGCTGTGTTTTTTGCAACAACAGAAAAAGTATAATAAGTTCCTTTAGTTAATCCCGAAACAGGATGTGAAGTTACAGTGTTTCCTAAAGTCACAAATTCAGATCCGTTTTTATATAAAACGTAATTGCTAAGCCCTGTACTGTCAATTGGCGCTGTCCATGTTAATCTTAAACTGGTAAAATCTATGTTTGTTACTATTAAATTTGTTGGTTTTGTTTTATCGCTTAAGCCCCCTGTGTATTCTATAAAATAAACTACTCGATAAGGGTTTATGATTGAAAATGGCAGACCTCCACCAGCACTTCCGGAATTAACTGTTTCATATCCGGCATGACGGTCATCACCTACAGATTCATAATGTATAATATTAGAAGTTGCATTATCTTTTAGCCTGGTTTCTGTATGCGTATGGGGAGGTATTTCATTTATAGTTAGTTTTTTACCTATTCGTCCTCCAGTATCAGCTATTGTCTCAAAAGGGAATATTGCATTGCCATTACTGTCTCTGTTATAAGTAAGCCCATTTCCCCCGTCACCATCTAGCAGATCACTTCTCTCCTGAATAGTTGGATTAAATAACCCCACAGGCATTTTCCCTCTCAAAGGCACATATTCTTCCCAGCCATCAGGAAAAGGTGCCGGTTTGCCCCAAATAGCAATCATACCGATAGGCACAGCTGTTGCTGGTTTTTTTTCTAATTCACTAATTCGGCCAAGTAATGAATTGAGTAGGTTATTACTTTTAACGACTTGATTGTAATCATCCATCAGTAATAAAGATTTATCAGAACTCTCAGAATCATTGAAATTTTCAGTACTTGTATTTAGGTTGTTAAAATGTACTTTTCCTCCAACATAGGTATTATCCCAATCCGATTCATAATTTAAATGAAGGTTTGTAACCGCTGCATCACTGCTGTCTACTAAAGCTCTACCTAAAGGGTTTCCGGGATTTTTTAATCCTCGTCTGGATGCTGATCCCATTCTAAAATCAGCAACTCTTACATTTGCTGCAGAAGATTCTCTTATGTCTAATTTTGATAATTGATAAATGTCTAAATCAAGATCGCCTTTCATTGCCTTTGAGCCATCCAGAGGCAGATAGGTTTGATTAATAGTATCAATATCAGCTTGTATCGACTGAATGTCTTTTACGATTTTAAAATTTGCCAAATCATAATATTCTATTCTTAGTTCGTCGCTATTTTGAGAAATCCCGTTACCATACTCAGTTTCAGTGATGTATTCTGCTTCATAATCAAAATAAGCAGTTTGAGATACTCCTGTCCCATATACCAGATTTGTTCCAGTTCTGGTGGTTTTTAGATAACCAGTATCAGAACCTTTGGCAATAGGATATAAAATCCCTTCTGTTTGAGGTAGTGCCCTTCCGGAATCTTTGAGATTATTTTCGTCTTGTTGAATAATAGCCCAGCCTTTTGCAGCATTAGTTGCGGGAGCTACAATATAATTATAACCTGTATCGATGCTTAAATGGCTTTTTAAAGCTTCGAATAACTCAGATCTGTACGCAGTTTGAAGTCTTTCTAAAGTTTCTTGCTCCAGAGGAAATCCTCCTGAATGACTAAAATTTACTTGTTTCATTTTTATTTATTTAAATGTCCGTTGTTTTATACTCGTTTGTTGTCTTTGTTTTATATTATTTTTCCTGATGAATACGAATAGCTTTCGTAACTTTTACCAGCCAGTTTATAAAAGTTTAACAAATTGTGGTATTCAATATTTGCAACTTTAATAGCTTCTGATTGTACAGATTCATCTTTATTGGGGTCAATAACTATAGTTTTGTTTGCTATTAAACTTTGCGGAATAAATACTCTGAAATTCGCATAAGCTATCGTCGTATAATCTGTACGATGAGCGAGATAAACAGGTTTGTTGTTCCTGTTTTTGTACTCCTCATGTTTAAAAACTTTTAACTGCGGAATCATTAAAGTACCATCCGGCTCATAATACTCTTTGTGCAGGTACACATACTGTAAAGCAGGTTTGACCGATTCGTCTATATAAATTAACTCTTCTAATCGTTTCTGTTCGGTGCTTAAATTAGGATTGTAGATTTTAGTAGGATTATAAGTGTCGTTCAGTACTTTCTCCAGGTAAATAACCTGACCTGTATGCTGCATTTTATACAGAATCTCCTCGTAAATGGTATGAAGAGGGGTCAATAAAACATCGAGCCAGTCAAAATGTGTTTTTTTTCTAAGAATAGGAGGGATGAGCCATAACAATAGCTTTTCCCATTTTAAAACGGTGTATTTCATTGTATATATATTAGACTATTGTTTATCGCGGTAGAAAGTATAAGGAATGTAGTTGACCTCAACCTGAAGTGTATCCATATCAAAATATCCTGCGTTTGGAATAAAATATTCGATATTCGTAACATCTGTAAGGCTTTCAGGATCGTCACTAGGATTTGTTGCCCACGAAGTTTCGACCTTTTTTAATATCGGAATTTTTACTCCTGTTGCTTTCTGAACAGCATCAACCAGATATGTTTTTACAAAAGCACCATTAAATTCAATGTTTTTTAAATTATCTTTTGCTGCATCTAATATCGGAAAAACCTCTTTTTCTAAAATTAATGAACCGTTTCTTGTGTCTAATGGTTCTTCTAATAAGGCTAATTCGTAAGCCGCTAATTTGATTTGTTCTTCGTCATTTAAATCCCTGCTTAAACTTTTGAGTTGATAATATTCAACGTCTTTTGGATTGATATAAATAGTCAAAGGATCGATATAAACATTAAGACTTAATTTAAGATTATCTCCCTGATCAGATGTGATGTAGACTTGGTTTCCAGCATCTTTTATTTTTGCGATATATTCCTTAAAAGCAAAAAGTTCGTTGGGTACATCGATTCTCGAGATTTTATCCTCTTTTACAGTAGCCACTTTTATAAAAACAACCCCAACTTTATTATGGAAATAGTCAGAGAAAATTTCTTCTATTTCTTTTTTTGGTTTAAGCACCGTTCCTAAGTCAATTTCACTAACAGCGCAATGTTTTATTATTTTTGCCTGTTCAATTTCGTCTTCAGATAAGTCTGTAGTGTCAAATTGATATGAACCATCTTTCCAGATAAGTGACATTCCGTTAATCGAATCCGGATCTAAAGACATTCCGTAATGAAAATTTAAAGCCTGTTCGCGATACCAGTTTAGAGTGTGAGGTCTTGATATCAGTGCATTTTTTTCTACCACTTTTTCATGGACCCAAATCGCAGTAGCGATGATATTAATCCAGAGTTTCCAAATCGCAGTCTTTGAGTTTGATAATGAATCTGTTAAGCCATTTAGGGAAGATTGTTTCCCTTTCTCAATCAGAATTTCATTCTGTATTTCAGCAATTGTACGTGCCATATTTTGATTTTTTAAAATAGTTTAGCCTGTAAGACATGTGTAATATGCTTATAGATAATTGTTTATGTTTTTTTGTAGAGACTACAGAAAAGTAGTTTTGTTTTTAGAAATTTCTAAAAAGGAGATTTGTGTATTACCGTATGATCCAGAAAATTATAACTGTTATGAGGTAATTTCAAAAGAGATTTATTAATAAATGATAAAATCATCTTCAATAATCATGTAATCAATTCCTGAGAAGTTATCCAGTAAATATTGCTCTTCATCAGAAATGGCCGTTGCAGGTTTTAAGTTTCTCGAATTATAATATTCGACAATATCCTTTTTAAACGCTTCTCTGCCTATTTTTAAATCTTCGTATACAGAAATGTCATCTGTCAGGTTAAACTGGTCATTGTCTTCTAAAAGGTCGAATACTTTTTCGATACTTCCATACTCTTGTAAAGAGATGTCAAAAATGTTTTGGTTTTCTTGTGGTTTAATAGTTTCCATCGATTTTAATGTTTTGTAAATCGTTGACATCTAATGTTTTTACATAAAAATTGTCATACGATAATTGTTTGTCTATTTCGTTTTCTAGTCTAAGCCTGGAGGTTGCGTCCGGGCTGTTAATGTATTTTTTTATTCCTACTCCCAGAATAGGAAACTCTTTATAACTTCCTTTCTGGCTTAACAATAGATGTTCTATATTTTGCTGATCTGCCTCATTAATGGCGAAATCTCCATTTGTAATTAACAAGTCTTCATCTATGATAAAATCTTTCATATGTCGTTATTATTTATTGTTTTTATTAATTAATATCTCTCTTGAATTTGCGCGCCATACTCAAAAGATGATGTTTTGTTTTGATACTGTAAAAATACGCCATGCATTGCCTTTTACCAAGATTTTGAGGGGTAGTAATCAGTAGTTTCAGTAAGTTGATTGTGTTTTAAATTGTTGTTATTTAATGTTTTATATTCTTGTTTCGGAATTAAAATCAGGATTTTTAAACACTAGGAATAATGAGGTCGATAATCACTTTAAAAATTATTTTCAGGATATTATTTTTAATAGCATTCAGCTTTATTTTAGAAATTCCGGTAGTTTGAAGCGCTTGTAATGACACTAAATCAAGCTGACTTTTTAAAAGCCATTCCAATTCTTCTTCTGTAAGATTTCCGGAAGCAAAAAGACTCATCCAGCGTTCCAGTTTTTCTTTGGATTTTTCCAGAAATTCGTTTAAATCTTTCTCTAATTCGGCTTTATTATCTTTATAACTTTTTGTTATAATCGTTTTTAGTTTACTTTTTAACTCTTCTATAAGTTGCTCGCTATTCATCATTTTAAGTGTTACTGTTGATTAAATCTAAAAGTGCATCCTTCGCCTCTTTGTCTTTTTTAATTTCATATTGAATCAGTAAATCCAAAGCATCTAAAACCTGTTTTTTAGATTCTTCTATAAAAACCGTAGATAAAATAACTTTCGTTTCCCAACGCTTGAAAAAACCGGATAAAAGATTTTTTTCTTTATTGGTTAGAATTTTCCACATCTCAAAAGAGATATCATTATTGGGCTTGTTTTTTTCGTATTCGACCAATTTTTCGATGTTAAGTTGTAAAGTTTCAACCTCTTCTTTGTGAGTAACATAAGGTGTAATTGCTTTAGCCATTAATTTAGAAGTTTCTACTTTTAACTCTGTTGCTTTTTGATATGAATAAGGATCAAATAGTGCAGTTCTGGTTGAGGTACAGGAGCTAATTGCAAAAGTTATGGCAATTAAAAATACAATATGCTTTAGTTTTAAATATTTCATCTGATTATTTGTATAAGATTACGTAGTTTTTTTTGTCTCGTTTTAGTTTGCTGAGTACTTTCCAGTCGCTATATCCTTTTTTATCAAAATGCGGAAGATCTTTAAAGGTTTTCCAGTCTCCGCCCCAGTTCCAGTTGTATTTGGTAAAGATTTTGACACATTCCTGCCAATCCGAGATTTGATCTTTATCCCAGTCTTTTGCCGTATCCCACGAAGCCGTTTTGCCATCAATAATGAGGCAAATATCTACCGCAAAGCCATAATTGTGAATCGATTGTCCGCCTTTTGCATTTGTAACTTTTTTTCCGGGTTTCGTTCTTCCAAAAGCATACAGATCTTCTTGTTCCTGAAATGATCTGAGTCCTTGCGTAATGCGAACTTTAGCCTTTCCGGTTAAGGCAAGATCACATTCCTCAATAATTTTGGTAACTTCTTCCCTGACCGAAGGATGAAGCAAATCAATGTGTTTTTTTGTTGTTTGATCCATATTTGTATGTATTAATGATTTCAAATTTTGAGAATAAAAAACCTTTCCTGATTGTTTTAAGACAACCAGTTTTTTTAGTATTTAGTAAGATTTTTTGTGTTTTGAGATTTATTTAAGATGAAAGAATTTCGTAAATAAATGCTGAAAAATTAGTTGTTTTATAATCAGATTTAAAAAAGTAAGATACGTATTAGAAATACTATAAAACGATATCATAACAAAGTTATTATTAATGTTATCTTGTTTTAAGTCATATGTTTATGTGTTTTTTTTGCATGCTTATTTGTATTTTGCGATCTAAAAAAGAGCAAAAAAAAGCACCCATTTTTTTGACTCTGAAAAAACGGGTGCTGCAGTTAAGAATATTAAAAACTTTCTTGCTAAATGAGTACTCCGGACTTCATTTTAAAATGGATCTGTAAAACACTTAATTATTAGGATTTTATAAATCAATTAAATATCTCTTTACAGATAAGAATCATTAAAAAAATAAGCAAAAAAAGATTAGTTATCAGAAACGTCTGAGTAATCAATTTTTTCATATTTTCCTTTTTTGTACGTATTCCACCATCTGTCGAGTTTTATGATAATAACTTTATCGTTATTTATGTTATTATTAAAAAGCTTTTGAATCATATTTTTTTTTCCTTTTCCATAATGTTTATCAACAAATTTTGAAAAGTCTCTAAAAATTCCGGCACCAACTTCTGCTTGTTGTTCCAGTGGAGAAGAATCATGTATAATAGTATCGTATCCAGGTTTTCCCGTCTTTATATCATCAACTTCGTTTATAGCATCGAGATTAATAATTGCTTCAACAATATAAGCTCCAACAGACCTTGCAATATGTTTTGCTCCGCCATAATCGTCTAATTGAGGTAAGTGACCAACTTCATGGGCGCTTAATCCAAGAAAGCTCAGAGAGTTTGCCCTTTGATTGTAATATGTTATATTACCTGATTTAGAATTATCTCCAGTAGTCAGACCGCCACCGCTTAAATAGCTTTTTTTAAATTCTAAAGTAGTACTTTGTATTGATTTTTTATCTACACCTGAAACTAAATGAAGTAAATGAACAGCAGCCTTACTAAAACGATATGTAGCTGGTGTTTTAGTTCCGGGAACATAAGATTTTACTTCTATAACGTTAGTAGCATAGCCTTTTATAGGTCCATTATTCTTTTTAGGAATAGCAACACTATGGGGTACTACTTTTTTATGTTTTTTTACTATGGAACTTTTAACATATTTAAGCATTTCACCAGCATTTTTATCATCTTCAATCTGCTGACGCCAAATGCGAAGCATAATTTGTCTAAAACGGGCCATTTCAGAAGCACTGGTATCTTCAAGTTCTATAATATGTTTTCTGGTACTCATTAGGATAGTTTTTTATGAAAGGCAAAAAGGTATTTACTATAGTATTTCTACTTTAACAGGTTTCGGCTGAATATGATCTGAAAATGCGGTGGTAATGTTGAGACGCAAATCGTCTTCTTGTTCGATTTTGCCATCGCCACCCAAATAGCAGTTTTTAAATAATACTTCCAGCGCTTTAAATTCGTCCATTTTCGATGCTTGTAAAACTGCAGAACGAATACTGATATCCGGTTTTTTGAAATAAGCAAAAAGAGTGGTTTCGTCATCATCAGCAATGCTAAGTTTAACTACTTTTTTATGCTTGTGTTTCCATTGATTAAACTGTGCCTGGGTAATGTTTCCGTCAAGGACATCGGCAGTTTTTGAGATTGTGTTTTCCATTTTGAAACTTATTATGGGTTGTATGATAGGGGAAATTGATGTCTGATATAGTTGGTGTCTTTTGGTTGTTTTTTAGACACTGGTAAAAAAGAGGCTGCCCGAGTTATTTTTTTTGAGTTAAATAGCCTCAAAGCAGCCTCTTGAAGTAGGTTTTCTTTTGTAAACGGACTAATAAAGAGCTTCTGGAATAAGTTTACTTGCAAAAATCATGTTGCTTTTGAACTTCTTTTTTGCGTAACGCGTTTGATATTGGGTTTCTCTTTTTAATCGGTTTCAAAGAAAGGGAAGGGAATTATGGTTTTAGGAATTTATCGCCAAATTAGTTCCACTCAACGTGAGAACAGATCAAGTCAAAAGAAACTGCAATTTTAGTATCTCCCTGGCTAATTCCTCTGCTGTTTGAGTTAAACTCACAGTTTCTTACTGTATGCGTAATCACTTCGTTGCTGTCGTCAAGATAACTTACGATGATGCTAAACGGATTAATATCCTGTAATCTTTGTCCTTTTGGTAAAGCAGCTAAAATAGCTTCAACCTCGTAGTTGTATAAAGTGATTGATGCTTTTGCCTCATATTTTCCTCTACCTCTGTGTACCGGCATATCTCCGGCTCCGTAATGGTTTTCTTTAGATACTGAGTCACTATAGTTTACAGCTGTAATTCCGGTAACAATGTTACCCGCAATACTTACTTCGATAGATGACCAGCTGTGTTGTTGTCCGTTAATTAATGGTAATTTATTCATATGTATCTTGATTTGTTTTTATTAATCCTGATAACGTTCAGGAGCTATCACCTTTTGTTTATTTTGTTTTTTAACAATTGAATTGGGGTGATATTATTGGTGAATTTTTATTGTTTTTGAATTATAGGAAATTCAATAAATTATGCTTTTTCGATTCCAAAAGGATTTTTGAATCCTAAATCGACAGTAATTTTACGGGCAGTTCCAATAGGAGTAATTTCTGCTTTTACTTTTAATTCTGATGTTGCCAAAATGTTTTGTTTTGGATCTACATACACATCAAAGTCAGAAACTTCCTGGTTAGCAACCATTCCTTCCAAAGCACTTCTGCACAATCCTTCAAAGCTTTTTGAAACGGATTGAGGTAATTTTCCATCAATATCTACTAAAACCGGAGAAGCTAATTTTGGTAACAAAGCAGTACGCAATAAACGGGTTGCTTTATTGATTGTACGGTTGTTTTCTACATAAGCAAAGTCAGATGTTCCTGTAGTACAAGTGTGGCTGTCATTAAAATAAACACCTGCTAAACCGGTATGTGTTTTTGCAAAAATGAATCTGTTGTCGTTTAGCTCGCTTAAAGTTCCAAGAGTTTTGATTTCTTGTCCGCCAATAAAACCTGCTTTTGAAAAACCTTCTCCGGTAAGATTAAATTTTTCGATCCAGGCAATGTTTTCAGATACTTTTGCTCTTGATACAGCTCCTAGTGCCAAACCAACCGCTGCTGTGTTTTTGTACACCTCTCTAAAAGTGAATTCAAGAAAAGCACCATCTTCTTCTTTGTAACCATCTTTGGTTCTTACGTTAAAAACATTCGTATCTTCTATTCGAGCCACTTTCTCTCCTGGAGCCAGATTGTAAACCGTATTATCGTCCTCTCTCACTAACTTTTGTTCAAGCGCTTTCTCAACATCCATAGCAACTACTACAGATACGTTTTCAGCATTAAATTCAGCTAAGCTTGTAGCTGAATCAGCATCAAAACCTTTTCCTTCCAGAATAACTTCAAAAGGCATATAGTCAGTATATGCAAGTTCTGCTTGTGTTTGAGCTGTTTCGACTGCTGTTTTTGTTTGTGCAAAAGTGGTAGCTCCGGAATAGATAATTGCCATTTGACGAATGTTTCCATTGGCTTTTTCCTGCATATCCATTGCTTTTCCTGCAATCTCTGCGTATGAAGCTCCTGTAGATGCCATGATGTACAAGTCTCCGGAAGGGTTCATTCTAAAAAATTGTTGAATTTGGTAATACGCTGATTGTCCATTTACATCATAATCAGCAGTAATTCCTAATGCTTCAGCATCTTCTACAGAAACCAGGCGCTCAATTTTGTTTACTGTTAATTTTGTAGTTGCAACACCGTCAAAAAGTAATCCTGAAACCATATCCTGGTCTGGATTTCTTCTTCCTAATCCGCCTGATAGTTTGTTAATCACTACATCGTTTAATGTACTCATAATATAAAAATGTTTAATTGTTTAAAATTTGTTTTTGTTTTTTTGCTTGAAAAAAGGCAAAAAAAGGACTGTAACAAGTTGCTAAGCTTATTATTATCAATGATTTAATTTTTTTTAAAAAGTATTCGTAATCTGGAATCCAAAAAGTAGATTGATATTTTTTGGACGTTTATAAAAACTGGTTTTTCAATTGAATTTTGCTCTTGGCCAAGAGATAAATTTGCTTTTGATATCGAGTACAAATTTAAGGTTCAAGGTTGCTTTTTCCAATTTTTTTGATCTTCAAAGCCAGTAGTTTCAGTGCTTTAAGCTCTGGCCTCTGTAGCGAGTCCTTCATTTATAATAGTATAAATAGTACGCTCTGTGAGGAACAAAGTATCTGAAAGTTCAGACACTACAACTTTCATTTGTTTAGCTTGATTTCTATTTAGGTAGTTGATCACATAATCTCTCCTTTTGTCTAATAGTGTTCTGCTTCTTTTCATTTTTGGGGTTTTAATAAGGATGGGTTAATTTTATTTAAGATTTGGTTTTGTATGCTGTGGTATTGTTATGCCATTTATCTGTAAACTAATAGACCGTTTTAGATTATCTTGTGGTATTTAAATCTATATTTTCTTCAACTTGATTAGGGTTGATTCCTATTATTCCAGAAGTTAAGTCATATCCTAATTCTTCTAATGCTTCATTGCTTAAGCCATTATTAAAAAGAATGTATTTCTTTTTTAAGATGTTTTCAATTAATGTGGTTTTATAAGTGATCTCCCAAATAAAATGATCATTTTTATTCCAGTATACTTCCTCATTGATATATTGCTTTTCTTTTACTTTAAAAGTCGAATTGGTATCGATAAAAGCATTATTGCTGGTTGCAGACAAGACGGCTTTGTCTAAGCGATGTGCAATCTCGAATACCTCTTCGTAACTTGTTGATGAAATTGTACCAATAGGTAATACAACGTACAAACAAAAAGAGACATCTGCTTTATAGTTTTTTTCAGAAGATGTTTGCCAGGAAATAGTATCATATTTAAACATTACTAAAGGCGCTTCAATTGCAGTTTTAAAAACGGCATCACTGTAAAGCTGTACTGTTAGCGCATTAGTAGAAAACTCAGTTTCGATTGCGCTCTTTTTCTCGTTATAAAATTCTTTTAAAATCATATGATGGATTATTTTTTTACAAATATACAACATATGTTTTAAAATATACAACATATTGAGACGAAAAATGCAATAGTTTCAGTAATATGATTTGTATTTTTAGATCATATGTTCTAGTAATACAATAAGAAAGAGGTTACAAATGTATTGAAAATCAGTTGTTTTGTAAAAAATACTTCAAAGAATGCGATTATTTGTATAATATTATTTAGTTTTGCAACATATAGTGGAATGTTTGATAATTTTCAAAACATATTACATAAAAATATAAATGCAATTAAAACATGGAAATACATACTAAGATAAAACGTATTATAGACGAGATGAAGTTAAATAATAACTCATTTGCGAAATTAATAGGAGTTACAAGTACAACAATAGATAGTATCACTATTGGAAGATTGCAAGCGGATGGAGATAGAAAAAGAACAAAACCGGGATTTGATCTTCTTCAAAGTATAATAACCCATTGCAACGTAAATCCGGATTATTTTTTTGGAGAAAGCGATACTATTTTTATCAATAAACCAAATGTGGAAGTTGGTTTGCATTTGCCAAAGATTATAACGGTAAATGAAGCAGGAGAAGAAAATATTAATTTTGTTGGCGTTAAAGCACGTGCGGGATATTTAGACGGTTATGCTGATCCGGAATATATGGAAAGTCTTCCTTCGTTTAGCATGCCAATGCTAAAAAACGGAACATATCGATGTTTTGAAATTAAAGGAAATTCGATGTCGACAACAATCCATGACGGCGATTATCTTTTTGGAAAGTACGTCGATAATTTTGATGATATCCTTGACGGAAGAATCTATGTAATTATCAGTAAGAATGATGGAGTAGTGGTAAAAAGGGTTTTGAACAGAATCAGGGAAAGTGGAAAATTAATCCTTAAATCTGATAACAGAGACGGAAATTACCCAATGTATTCTATTTATGCCGAGGATATCCTGGAAGTTTGGTACGCAAGTATGTATGCTTCTAAACAAATGCCCGATCCAATAAATATTTATGAAAAGATTCATGATCTCGAAAGTAAATTCTATGAAATGGAAGAGAGTTTGAGGAAGAAGCTAAATTAGATAAAAACAAAAAAACTGCAACGATACGTTGCAGTTTTTTTGTTTTGGATCAGATTTTTTGAAATTCTTATTTTTAAATTATTTAAAATCCGGATATTTTTTTTCCATTTCTTTTTTCCAATTATTATAACTAATTGTTGTGACATATTTTTCATGAAATACTTTATATTTTTTAGAGAAGTACAATTGGGCATAATGCTGTTTGTCAATTTGTGTTTGAGTTAATGTACTTTTTCTTTCTAGCAAAGTATATATTTTTTTACCCATACTATGTAACCAAAGTTCTTTTTTAGTAGGTTCTAATTTCTGGGTTGAGGTATCATAATACATCCAGCCATTTTTATTTTGCCATGCTGATGATAAGTAACTGTTTAAAATGGAATGGTAGCTGTTAAGTGTTAAATTATTATATTCGAAACCTCTTCCATCATCAATAAAGGAAAAATTAGTATTACCGAATATTTTAATTTTTTTATCAGTAAAATCAGCAAGTTCTGCTAAGAAATCTGAATCATCAGCTTCGTTACAAGCTACCGAAATAAAAGTTCCGTTATCCAGTAATTGTCCTATTAATAATTTTAATCCCAGAAATCCTTTTATTTCAGTCAATTTAGTTCCTTTTTTGTAAATAGTCTTACTTTTATCACATATCGTGACAGCATATGCTTCGTCTACTTCAGCTGGAGGTTCTAATTTCGAAATTACATTTTTTATTTCTTTCATTCGGTATGACATCAATTCTACCCTTTTTGCTGATCCTAGCGCAGTGTCAGAAAAGATATTACCATGATGAACAATACAAATATTCTTATAGTCATATTTTTCGTTTAATTTTTTTATAGAATCAATATCTATAGTATTTAGTTTTACAACTTTCCAAATATCATTAAAGGTTCTGTCAAATTGTGCCTTACCTCCTAATTCCAGAACAATTAAAAGATTTATTTCGTCTCTTTTTACAACTAACTTTTTATCTTGAAAACTATTATCGCCATTGACTTCCTTTATTCTAAATGTTCTATCCATTTTTTATGCTAGTTTATATTTTCAAGTAATATTTCTTCTTTTAAAACGGCAATACCATCTACATTTACCTCACCACTAAATTTTAATAGTTTGGTATTTTCTTTAATGTCTTTTCCGTTTATTTCATCTATTACGATGACGACCGTTTCTCCTTCTTTGTAGTTTTTTGTTTCTACAACCAAACTTACTTTTTCTCCAATATGTGCGGTATCTATTTCACTATCCAAATCTCCGTTTTTCCACGTAATATTTAATATTTCCTTTGTCAAAGGTGTTATCACCGGAGGAGAATAATCATCAATAATTACTATTTTTGGTCCGGTTTGTAGCGGATCTTTAATAGTAATTTCTCCTCCAATGGTACATTTTACGGTTGAAGTTGCTAAAAGGGCTTTTTTATTGTTTTCTTGTACATTACTGGCGGGTTTCTCCCATTTAGTTACAATGCTGGGGCTACATGGATTATTTTGATTTGCTGCACAAGTTCCGAAAAAAGGACTTTTGAAGGTTTTGTCATCATCAGTAGCCATCAATTTATCCTGTATAAAAATGTTTTTTTGAGATATTACATCTAATATACCTGGCGCAGAACCTTTATCACAGGCACATAAAGCACCATTACATACATATTTAGTAGCCATAGATTAATTGATTTTTACATTATCTCCGCTAATAATAGTATCTCCGGTGGCATTAATATTTATCTTTTCTGTAGATTTTATATTGATATTTTTAGCCTCAATGTTAATGTCGCCTTCCGTTTTTAGAGTAATGGCTGTTTTTCCTTTAAGTTCGATTAAATTTTGATCGTCTTTTTTTAATCGAATACTATCAGCGTCTCCATTTAGTTCAAACGCTAATTTTTTTAGTTCATCATCTTCAAATAAATATCCTGCTATTTTGTTTTTTTCAATTGCAAATGAAGATTGTTTTTTATCCTCTTCGGTTTTTAATAAAATAGCGTATTTTTCAGGTGTTGCCAGCATAGAATTTAGTTCTTTGCCAGTGTTGTTCTTAAATTTGAAAGAAACAGCATCTTTAGAAACCGTCAAAGCCAATCGTTCTTTTATTTCTTTGTTTTCAATTGAATTGAAAGTTGTTGTTAAGCTATCCGGTGTAAAATGTGTAATGGCCAATGGATTTTCATTGTCATCAAAGTAGCTAATTTTAAAATTTCGGTCTTTATCAAACTCTATTTTTGCGACATCAACAATTTTAGTTTCATCAGTCTCTGTTTCAGAATCTGTGTTCATATAGCGAATATGTAGTTTATTGCCATCTGCACTATAATCTACGTATAATTTAGAGTCACTATGATCCTGTATTCTTCCCATTACTCTGTCAACTTCAGAAAATTGCGAAATAAAAGCTCTGGTTTCTACACCGTCAATAATGGTAGCCAAAACCCAGCTGTCTTTTTTGGGGATTGTAATAATTCCTTGTTCTAAATCCTGAATGGAAGCTTTTAGTCGTACGTTTTTAAGGATTGCTCCATCAGCACGCATGATATTTACAGTATAAGCATCTTCCGGATTATGGAGCGATTCTGTTTCATTATTTATTTGGATGACTTTTGCCGCAAAGGTTTCAATAATTTGATTTTTACTGGCGACATCTTTTATTAGATCTGTTATATTTCCCATTTATGTGTTTTTTATACTATTTCTACTCTTCGTCCTATAAAAATTCTTTGCCTGTAGCCGTTTTCGCCAAAGCTTCGTTCTACTTTTTCGACCTGAAAAGTGCCGTTTTTTTCTTTATCCTTTGCGTTTTCAAGAATTACCTGATCTGTAGGTCGCACAAAAGGCTCTCCAAAAGTCAGAAAAGAACCTTCAAATCCACTTGGTTTAGATTCCATTGCTCTTAAGGCAGCATATTGATACAATTCTGACGCAACTTCCGTGGTTGCTTTTTTGAAAGCTTCAGGATCTTTAGGCAAATCATCTGTGTCATTATGCAATACATGGGTTTTGGTTAATTGTCCATTCGGATCTCCTAATTCGATATAGATTGGCGTATTGGAGTTTTTAAAGTATTTTTCTACCCGCATTCGCGTATTCTTTGTAGACTCTTTGACTACAACTAATTTATCTTCGATAATATTATAACGAAATCTAAAACGCACTTTTCCTAAAAAACGATCAGAAAGCGATTGAGTGGCTTTGCTTAATTGAGAACTCAAAATAGCGAGTCCCTGATTAATCAATTTTTTTACTAATGTTCCTGCTAATGGGCTCTTAATAAAATTTCGATCTATAAAACCGGCTAATTCAGTTGCAGTATGTTGTTGCGGATTATTGGTAATTGTAAGGACAGGAGCGGCATCTTCGATTTTAAAATAAGTATATATTCCTTTGTCTTTCAGTATTTCAAAAACTTGCGCCAGGCTTTGGTTTCTGTTGATTATTATATTTCCTAATTCTTCGTCAAGAGCATTTATCTTAAAAGGTAATTTCAATTCTTTGATTCTCTTTTCAAAGAAAGTTTTAGGATTAAAATTTTCAACGTTCGCAGTTGGATTTGTAGCTACAAAATTCATAGTATCATTCTTATCCTGAACATCATCATCTTTTACGGCTTTTACTTTTTTTAAAGCATACATTGCATCTTCGCACGTTATTACAGCATTTATATCTGCTTGTACGCCTGTAATGTAGCCTCTAAAAGCAGGCTTGTAATCACCATCATAGCCTAAAAATATTTCTATGAAATTTTCGAGTTTAAAAAAGTCATGAATTGTTTTTTCAGTACCGCTTGCATTTGTAAACAAGCTCTGGTCAAATCCTTTTGTGTCTGTATATACTTTTTGGGGCATTACAATGGTGGCTGTATCAGTAAGGGATTTGTATGAACTGCTTATGTCTACATTTTTTACATAGGTAAATTCATAAAATTTAGGAGTCGGGATAAGTTGTACTGTTTCGTAAACTCTAATTTTAGCATTTAGTTTAAGCATTGTCTCTGATTATTAGTTCTACAGTTTCATCTGATGTGGCGCTGGCAGTAAATTTTTGAATGTTTTTTGTTCCTGAAATTGACGGAATAGAGTAGGAGTCTATCACTAATTCGTAAATACCAAATCGGTTCAAAATCGCATGTGTTACTCTTAAGGCATAAGGCGCATTTAGGAATTGTTTCAATAAAAAAAGCTTTTCTTTGGGATATTCATCTCCGGTTTCACTAGCGATTAATCCTTCTATCGAAATGCTGAAATCGCCATTTGTAATGTGTTCTTTTATGGTTGAATCCCTGCCTTCTATGCCTTCTTTTTTTATGATTTTTGAGCGGTTTAGATTAACTGTAACAGCATCTATTCTTAAAGCAGGCAAATTAAGATCTGTTTTTATCAGAGGTTCAAAAACCAAAGGAGCAAAAACTCTCAAATTAAATTCACCTCCGGTTTTGTCGATAATAAAATCTTTCGATTCTGATTCGTTATAGTTAATACCAGTATATTCAGTATCTTTTGTATTTAAAATTTCGTTTACATTAAAATTGAATTTCATAATGATTTATTTTGTTTTTTTAATTTGAAAATGTTTGTGCAAGAGCTGTCATGAAGGTGTTTTCCAGTCTTTTATCGTTGTGTTTTTGAAGCCAAAGCGCTTCTTCAAGTAATTTGTAAAACTCATCGATTGATAATTGGTACGGATCTACCTGAAAAGCATATCGAATAAGGGCAGCAGATTTTTTAAATTCATCTTTTTGTGGTGTTGGGTCTATAGTAAATTCACTATCGTTTTTGATCATTGCTACAATAGAATTCCCTGCCGAAAGCATGAATTCGTCATCATAAATCTGCTGGTCAAGAACGCATTCCTTAAATAAAAACAGAATCGCTTCATGCGGATTGTCTTTATATTTTTTTTGATAGTTTAGAAATATAGTAAAGGATGGTTTCTTGCAGTAAGTCGTTGTTAAAAGATCCTCTGAGGTCAGTTTTAATACTGTTCCGTATTTTTCTTTTAATTTTTCTATGGTTGTTTCGTCTGGCATTTTTTCTGGTTTTAGGTGTTTTTCTTTTGTTATGAAGCAGAGTGGAATTAAAAGATTTTAGAATATTTAAATACTGCTGTCCCTGCTTTCCTTTTTTATAATTTCGGTCAGGCTTTCTCCATTTTCAGATAGATTTAAAGGCGTGATATTAAAACTTTCTATAAAAATGCTTCCTTCTGATGCCTGCATTAAAGGATTTTTGAAATTACTCATGTCTGGTGTTTTAGGTGTTTCTCCTAAATCTCTGGGTGTATAATCCATGATTAGTTATTGTTTAATTGTTACTATGATTGCTAAAAGTTATTTGTATAGTTGAGGTGCCCACTTTCACAAATATTTTGAAAGCAGTAATTTTTTTGCGCCTTTCAGGCAAACCAATTGTTGGAATTAGAGTATGTAAAAATACGGCGGAAGAGTGTGAAAAACGAAAAAATGAAGGTCTGTATTCAGTAGTTTCAGTAACAAAAAAATGTTTGTAAATTATTGTTTATCAGTGTTTAAAAGTTTTTTTTGTTCAGATAATCTATTAAATATTTTAGAATAATTACAATCATGTTTTTCTCAAATACGCAGAAGCAAAAATACCCAGGAAGCCAGAGAATTTATATTCTCAGGCATCTTGGATGTTTATTTTAAAATGGTAATGAATTGTTTTTATGCTCTAATTATAATTTCATTTTATGGCAAAGGAGTTGCATATGTTTTTACGGTTAAAATATCTGAAGCATCTCGTTCTTCATAGAATAATTTATGATTGTATTTATTCATTTTAATTTGAATTTCATTTAAATCTGTTGAATTGGTGTAAATATCCCTTCCTGACACAGATGGCGGTGCATAAAAAACGTTGCTTAGTATATCATTAAATATGACATTACCCAATTTAGATCTGTTGAAGATTGACATTGAAAGCATGAGGCAATTATTAAATATTAATTTGCTGTTTTCATAAAATAATATTGAATACTCATTACGTTGATTATAATAGAAAAACAAAGTACAGTTGTTAATTTGAGAATTATTAAAATTATAATAAGTTGATGAACCGCCTAAAAGTACTTTTTTTAAAAATGAACCTTGTATGTTTTCTATTCTTAACCATCTAACAGAAGGATTAGGAGCACTACTATAATTATTAGTATTAACCCCAATTACAGAATTAAAAATTTGCGAAGAATTTGCTCCCTCAATCATGAAGTACGGTAATGACTTTATTTTACTAATCACTATTTCTGCCTTACTATTATCAGATGTGATATGAAAACTATCTAAAAATAAGCTTTCGTATATTTTACTAAAAGTTCCGCTGATTGTAACAGAACATACAAATGTTGTATTGCTTAATACTTCAGCATCTATATTAGTATCAAAATTTATTTCACTTAAATTATTTTGAATCACGGTATTGTCAAAAGATCCGGAAACCTTCATCATTTTAATATTGACGGGTTGATGATTTTGATCTATTTTAAAGATTGTAAAATCTTTGGCCTGATCATAAGAACTAACCTCCATTGTGAAATCAATAATCTTTGTGTCAGCATCTATAGCTAATGATTCACTATCTAAATCTGACGCTATATAAAAACGTTCAGTTGTTGTTTTAGTTGAGTTAGTAGCTGTAAATTGGTAAACACCAGCAAATCCGGTTAGCGAAGTAACTGGCTGATCCTGATTAAGTATTTTTAAAATTGAATCAGCAGAAATTTTCCATCGGCGATAGCGTTGCACTCTCCAGTCAATTTTTAAATCAATATTAAGAGCATTATTGTATCGTCTTAATATTGTTCCTTTTGTTGCAACATTGCCTGCAACAGGCAATCTATATTCGATAATATCATCAGGATATGTAATTGATTTTCCTTCTAATTCAAATTCGTTCGTAGATTTTGCCCTTAAAATAATCGATTCTAAAGGAACTCCCGGGTTTTCATCTGCTAACATATTCATATACTGCGTACCATTATGTACTTCAGTATTTAATACTCCTCCGGGGCGTATTACAGGTTTTCCGTTAGAATCATTAACAACTAAATTATCAGCAATTCCATTAGAATATCTGGGCATTGAGTATTCAAATTCTAATCCTAAAACATTTTGCATTCCATTAGCAAAACGGAAATAATAACCCAGATATGAAAGGGAAACAGTTGTGCTTGAACCAACGGTTAACGCCCCTGAATAACCGGCCGGAAGCTTACTAATTACCACAGTTTTGCCTACAATTAAATTTAAATCATATCCACCGTTTAGAGCAGCGTAATTTGCCGGAAAAGAATCAATTCGTTTTGTTGTTATGTTTGGAGCGGAGTCTGAACCATTAATAGTATAAATGGTTTGAAAATCATTTATCAAATAATAATTACCCGGAATCAAAGAGTTAGATTCTACCAGATTTAAAATATCTTCTGTATTTAAATTGTTTTCTGTTTTTACAAATTCATTGACAAAATCATAAACTGTTTTTGAAGACGGATAATCATTGTTTGTTGATGATGAGGAAATGGTTAAGCTTTTATTTCCTAAGTTTTCTTTAGAATCAAGCGAACTTACAAGATTTGTTATACTGTTTTGCGGGATCGTTTCGTCTTTATGCCAAAAGCTTTGCCAGGAAGACCAGAATTGTTCCTGCGTTGGTTTTTTGCCGGTTTTAAACCAGTTGAGAATGGTATTGATATTTGTTGCCATATTGTATTTGGGTTAACTATTAAATTAAATTGTAGATTTTGAGATGATTAAGTTTTCTTAAATTATTACTCTTTAAAAAAGTATAACCTGTGGGATTGTTTTTAAAAAGAAGTTGCATTGACTCTAAACCAAGTATTAGGGGCTGCACACCAATAGATAAAACTGGAAGTCACTCTAATCTCTCCTGGTTCACCTTTGTCTGTAGAGGAACTGGGAGGTGTTGTCCCTATTTTAATATCTTGAGTAGTTGCGAGGGTATAATTACCACTTGCTTTATTTGGCATAAAATAAGTTCCGTTACCACCTTCTCCCCATAGAGTTGCGTGATTACCAGTTCCGTCTAAAAACTGTATCTGGCGACTTCCGTAGTGAGTGTTTTTTTCAAATGTACCAGATTCAGATATTGATATAACTCCGGGACCTAAAACCGTTCTTCCTGCTCCAAGTTCATTTATAATATTTTGACCATTAGAAATTATTGGATTTTTTGTAACAACTTGCTGTAATGTAGAACTCTGACTTGGTGGTATGTCATCTGTTGTTGCTAATGTTCCTGATCGTGAAGGGAAATTAAAATCTAAAGGAGTTTCTACATTCGTATTAAATCGTATTGGTTTATCAGCAACTGATCCAATAACAAATTGATGGTCATTTGATGGCAATAGATTTCCTCCATCTCCATATTTTAATCCGGATAATATTATAACATTGTTATTCGTATTACTTCTTGCTGCATTTATACCTATACCTACTGTACCTGATCCGGAATTAAGATTACCAGAAAAAGATCCTAAAAATGTATTACTCATTCCTGAACTTGATTGTCCGGCATAAGTTCCAAACATACTTGAATAATAATTTCCTGATGCATATGCTCCGGCTCCAATACCAACTATTGTATTGTAATTGCTATTAGGTAAACCCTGTCCGGTATTGGCAGATCCTAAGAGTACATTATTTCCTGGTGTTGGATTGATCCAGACTCCTCCAATATTGGCAGATTTGCCGGAAGTATTCCCTTTTTCTAATACTTCATCTAAAGTTTGTGCATCTCCGGCACCTTCAATTACAATATTTCCCGTTTCATCTGCTAAGTTTCCGTTTATAGACAAAGGCATAATTCTATCTCCTGATGCATTAGGTACATTTACAGTTAACCCCTCAGTAACAAGGTCAGATCTAAGATTAAAGGAGCCTCCTCCGCCCATCTTTAAGAACAAACCATTAAGATGACCAAAAAAAGCTTGCTTTATTCCGCCATTGACAGAAAAATATAATTGTTCATTACCAAAAGAAGATTCTGTTGAAAGTTCTGCTTCATTTTGAGTAACCACATATAAACCATTACTTGAAAACTCAGACCATTGTTTGTCTTTAGTTGATACATATACTCCATAATCGTTTACCTGAACTTGCTGTGTTGATTCTTCTCCTATAAATATTTCCTGAGATGATCTATTACCATTTGTCAGTACTTGATCTAAATTTTGGGATCCAACACCTCCTACAGATATATCTCCATTTCCTATTAAAGATTCTCCATTGATTGTTTTAAAATCGGATTGGTCTGTTTTTGAATTCAGCAATTCATCAATCCCTTCAACATCTTTTACGGGAACTTTGTCATATTTATGTCTAAAGGAATCCCAAGTATCCCAAAATTGAGCTTGTGTTGGTTTTAAACCAGTTCTAAACCAGTTTTTTATTGTGTTTAATGTTTGTATTGCCATTTTATTATTTAAATTATTTGTGGATTTTTTAGGGAAAATTTAGCTTTCCGGATATATCCCCAAGGTTTTTAGAAAATTTATACTCCTTAGAATCTTGGGTATATTTGTTTAAAATGAGATAAGAGTTATTTTGAAACCAAATGATTTTTTTAGTTTCTTTTTATCAGTTTTAGTTTTCTTCTTTAGAAAATAAAGGGGCAATGCCAGGCAAGGCAGCGGACAAAAACAAACCAAATAGTTTGATTCTATTGATTGTCAGCAATGAAAAACCTGCTTCTTGTAAAAGATCGAACTTCGTGTCTATAAATCCTGTTAAGACAATTAATAAACCAACGATTACTGCAATTTTTGTTTTGTTCATATTTTAGTTTTTAAGGAGTTACTGTTTTAAAAGAGTATTCAATCCATCCAGTAGAGGTTTTTTCATACATAATAAATTTTGATGCGTCAGACGGGTCTACAATGTGTGTTCTAACTTTAAATCCATTTGGAGCATTTGCAAAGTCTGCATCTAAATTTGTTGCTGAGACTGCTGTAGTCGCAGAGCTATCATATGCAAACTCATCTCTTAAGGCCAACTGTCCGTTAGTATCTGGCATCGTCACAAAAATTTGTGTACTTGATCTTTGAGTTGGGGATTTTGATAATTCAATACACGAACCACCTTTTGAAAAAGACAAAGCATTATTTCTTAAATAAACTTTTCCGGATGAGCTCTGTGATCCAATTTCATTATTCTTCATGTAAGTTGAAGTTATATGATCGTTACTCTCTAATTTTAAAGTTTGTGTTCCGGTAACAGTACCATTTGTAGTAACCATTTGTGCCAAATCATCTGTGGTGGCTAAGGTATATTCTCCATTTATCTTATCGGGAAAACTATAAGTACTTGTTCTTGTAATGTCTTTTGTGGGTGATCCTTTTAATCTTACATTAGTTACGAAACTATCTGAAATTGCATTGCTAAAATTAATTCCATCATTGAAAACTTGTGTTGCATTATCTGCTCCATAAACATGTACTCCATTATATAGCATAAACGCACTTTCAATATAGCCCGTATTTGGAGATTCAAATTTTAGTACTTGTCCAGTATTATCTGTACTTCCTGATAATAGTACCTGACTTAAATTAGGGATTTCATCTCCTCCTACTGAAATTTCAATGTTACCGCTTGAATCAGCAAAGTTCCCATTAACAGATATTGGTAAGGTGTGAGTATTGTAACCGGAAATAGGTTTTGGAAATTTTAATTCTAATTGGGTATTATTACTTTGCGGCCATGTAGCATTCCCTTCTAGCCAATAATTTATACTTGAGTCAGAATAAGTAGTCTGAGCAGATCTTCCTTCATTACTAGGAGATTCTTTTTTATAATATTGAAAACCTCTGTCCGGATAAATAAAACAGTAGGCCGTAAAAGGATTGTCAGAATAACTTGCACCATTTGTTGGATAGCTGGAGTTGATTATATATGGATTGTTTATATCTCCAGATCCATTGATTGTTACGTTATAGCCAGCCGTAATATAAGTTGATGAGCTAGTACCAAAACTGCTTTTAGGCATAAACTTTACAATTTTATCTTTACCCCATACAAGCACACTATCGCTGGTAAAGCCTTTGTTTACTGTGCTTAGTTGTAAAGGTTTAGTTGTAATCTGATTTTGTGCATCTGCCATCATCCCGATGATTAACATGCACAGTATAATTGCTTTTTTCATATTGATTTGTTTTAATGTTTAGCTTATCTTTCTTCGTTTGGTATTATAAATTCTTTCGAATCGTCAAAATCACCAATAGTATCTCTTAATTTAATAATAGTGCCAGGTGTTAATTCAAGCCATTGTACCGATGTTTTTGGGTAGGAAGCACTAAAATATTCTACTGAAAATTCGAGTTGTCCTGGTCTTTTAGACATAAGGGTAACTCCATTATAGGTACCACAGCTATAAGCTCTTTGCAATACTTCATCATTAAGTTCATAAATAATAAAGTCACCGTAGTTTGGATCGTTATAATCAAATGATATAATTCTCCCTACACTATTGTTTGTATTAGTAAAACTGCTCATCAAACTGGTGTCTCCACCATAATATGTTGCTTCGCTAAGAAAATTACCTTCGCAATATCCTATTACGCTATCGCCAATTTCTAATTCATTAGCAGTATTTGGATCAACTTTAAAAATTAAAAACTGTCCGGATGGAATAATTTTATCTCCAAATAGTTCGTCAATTCCTTCAATGTCTTTTGCAGGAATTTTTTCGTACTTATGTCTAAAGGAATCCCAGGTATCCCAAAATTGAGCCTGTGTTGGTTTTAAACCAGTTCTAAACCAGTTTTTTATGGTGTTTAATGTTTGTATTGCCATTTTCTTATTTTTAGTTATATAGATTATAAATTTTGCTGAAATCAGCACTTTTAATTGGTCGATTAAAAGAATTTTGATGGTTTTTCTTGTCTGGAATTTTTGGCGTTTTTCTTTTGCCTTTCGATAATAAATAATCCATAATGGCTATTGTTTTTAGTATGATTTATATATAAGGTGTGATGATTGTTTTTAACTGAAATTAACAGCAGAATTTGCAAATCATATTGCATAAAAGTCAATTTTTGAGGGTGTAAAAGTAGAACAGAAGAATAGAAAAACTGCAAAAAAAAGTCTTGTGAATTCGGTAGTTTCAGTAAGTTGTATTTTTGCTGAAGCTACTGAATACAAGTGTTTTAAAATTTAGAAAACGTAAATATTGATATTACTTTTACCCTCAGAAAAACACCTAGCGATGAGTAAAAATTCAATTCACAATTTCGATATTTTAATAAAAAATACTGCTGATGTAAAAAGTTCAGAAGACTTAACGAATGCTATTATAAAAGAGTTAGCCAAAGTCTCAAAAGAAATGAGCCAGCAAAAAGATATAGTGCAGGAATGGCAAAAGCAAAATGCTGCTCCTATGGCAAACAATTCTGGTTCCCTAATCGAAGGAGGCGCTATCGATACCAGTGCTGAAACAAAAACAGCAACATTGGTTAGCAATACTCCTTCGGTCTTTGGGGAAACGACTTCCAGTACCTTAATAGGGGAGAGCGTTGCTGGTAACAATAGAACAGCAACAATGAATTCTTCCGCATCAGGAGCAGAAAATAATACCCTTAACTTCAGCAACGGCACAACAAATCAGACTTATGCAGGTTTGGCGGCACAAAAAACTTTAACAATACCTCACAGTACAAGCAACGAACCTGCTTTAGAAGTTATTAAAGCGGCAATTAAAAAGAAATTAGATACTGCTATCGCAATAAATAATAAAGGAGAAATAGCCTATTGGAGACAGATTACTAAAGCTTTTAAGAAAGGTGCCACTGCTCAGGATTTTAATGGCAAAAAGGATCATGAACTTTTTACAAAAATGTATTTTGGATTACAAAAATGGCGTCTTGCTGAAATTGGAGAGTCTGCAATTAATAATATAAATTGGGGAGATGCAAGCGAGTTAATGATTTTGAAATTATTGCAATTATCAAGTGAAGAAACAAATGAAAATTTGAAAGAATATTATAAAAGGATGATTAAAGAAATTAAAAATCCGGATATAAATGTCCAAAAACTATTTTCAGAACATGATGAACTATTCTTATTATTAAAATCAGTTTTTCCTAATTTGCCTGGCAAAGTAACCATCCAAACTCAAAAAATAATATATCCCAATTTAAGTCCTCAAAAAATGTACCCTAACATTGGACTAAAAGATATGTACTTTATTTGGTCAGGAACGTTGTTGGATGAAATAGAGATTAAATATGGTAAAGGTGAGATAGAATGCTGTTTTTTTAATCCCTTTCCCCCATTAAAAATAGGTCAATGGTATGATTATGACAGAATTGATAATCCTACCGAAGAAGGCTCTACTTTCTGGGACGCTTCTTTGTATAATACCCTAAATGGCCAGCATTATTTATATCATACCATTGCACAACGTCACGCTTATTATCAATTCGTTGATGCTTATTTAAAGACAAGAGGCATAATATCTGAGTGGTTTGATGCAGCGGCAAGAGTAACAATGGGGTCTATTAGAACTGCGATAGATGGTGAAATGGCATTAGGAGCTCCAGAAATGTTTTTAAATCTTTGGTTCTTATCTGACGAAACAGATGATTTCTTAAAAGGAGGCAATAGATATTTATTTGCTGATAATATGAATAATGTAAAATTACTTTTAGAAGGCAAAGGAACGTTAAGTGGAGAATTTATCGATGCTAAAGGAAATAAGCAAAGTTTTAAAAATTTATCTCAACAAGAATTAGATTTTAAATTGGTAGAATTTGAACAAACTGTAGTTCAGGATTATATAAATTCATCTTTTAATGATTTAAATAATAGTTTTCTGAAAAAATCCTTAGATGAAGTTTCAGAAACTACCGGAAATAGGGATTTAGATGCTATTATTAAACAGATTAATGACAATTTTACACTTTGGATGGCTCCTGATATCACAGAAGATATTATGGAAAAACATTTTACTACAAACAAAAAGATAACTTTCAATTTTGCAAAATATGATGATAGGGTAAAGCTTGGGCAATTGATGGTAAAAGAATTGTATTATTTAAAACTGAGCGATACTTTTAAAGTGGATAATATTGATAAAATCCTGAAAGATCCTGGAAAATATAAAGTTGAAACGTTTGTGCATTTTAAGATTGACCCAAAAAAGGCAATAAGAGAAGAGTCAAAACATTTAAAAGAATATAAGTTACTTGAGCGTTTATCAAGAATAAAAGGTAAACTTAATGAAAAAGTAATCTATGTATTGTCAAATTTAGATGAGCTCGTTATACTTGTTTTAAATACCGGAATTTCTGCAATTGAAGAAGTAATATATTCATTAATAGATATTGGTGAAGAAGTAACAACAGACCTAACGGATCTTTATGATGAAATTAGTGAAGAATTTGAAAGAACGAAATTAAGTGATCATTATAGTGAAACATATGTTGATTTAATTAAAAATCTATACAATGAAATAACAGAAATTAATGATATAAGAAAAAAAATAGAGGAAAAGATAGCAGAAAAAATAAAAGAAAAAAGAATAAAAATACGTGAAAAAATTAAGCAGGAAATTATTGATTTGCCTAATGAAATAGCTGGAAACGTATTGGCTAAAACTGCAAACCGAATTTATCCCGGAGTTAGAAGACTGGATCATGAAAACGAAAAGCAAGCATTATTTAGAAAAAGTTACGAAGCCTCAGTAGCTATTTTGCTTTATGAATTTGCAACAGGGACAGGGCCAAAGGAGCGTAATTTCGATTTTTATCAACATAAATTTGCTCAGGCTATCTTACAAGACCGAATGATTCAGGAAATCATGGAAGAAACTTTAAAGTTATTAAGACAAACCAATTACGACTTTGTTACCAAACCTAATAGTAAAGAATTATTAATTAGCTTAGAATTTAGTCCAACGCTTAGCTATGCTATTGAAAGTGTTGATAAACATTTCGATTCTAACCTTGCACAAATTTTTATAGGCGGAGCATTTGCTTTAGTACGTATAAACAACGGCAAGTTAGAGGGGTACATTTATAATGAGACATCAAGAGAATCATTGATACTTCATTTAAATGTTGGAAATATAAAACGTCATGACAATGGAATTGAGGAGCAAAGATTATCTACTATTATACAAAGGTTTTATTTTACTTTTGAATTGCCGTACAATATTAAGTAGTTAAAAAAATGTTGTCGGCATAATGTTGGCTAAAATGTAAAATAAAAAATCGCAATTGCCATTATTATAGGTAATTGCGATTTTTTTTGTGGAGTCGCCGGGAATCGAACCCGGGTCCAAACAAGCAACTAAAGAGCTTTCTACGCGTTTATTTCCTGATTGGATTTTCGATGTTAAGCTAGGTCAGGAACAACCACTCAACACTTATCTTCTTAATTTCGATATCCACCCGAAGCTCATGGAAATCTAGGTCTATTTTTACGGTTCCCCTGTACTGACCGCCACAAACCAAGGCTTTCAAGGAGAATCCAGCTTCCCTATCTGATAGGGACGTGGCTTAATCTTACTATAATTCGGATTATGCAGCTAAAGCGTAGTTATTTTCGCCGTGTAAAATTGTAAGATCTTATATTTACGAGCAAGGTCTCAATGCTCGACGTGCTTACTTTTCAATTCGACTTGCTGTCAAAACCAGTCGACCCCAAAAATGAGTTTGCAAATTTATACTATTTGAAGTTAGGTTTGTAATAAATTTTGCAGAAAAATAATATTATTCTTCATCTTTAAATTTAAACGGATAATCACCAAAAATTGGAGCCAGTTTACGAACCGCATAAGTGTTTCTGGTCATTTTATTTGATAAAGCAATAATAGTAACATGCTCTTTCATCAACGGAATATACGATGAGGTATTACCATGCCACCAACCGTTGTGAAAGTAATAATTTTGTCCGGAATCCCAATTGATCATTCTAATACCAAGACCATAATTTTTTGTTCCTTTGCGTTCGTTGCTGTAACCAGTATAAACTTGTTTTAAAAGTTCCGGCTTTAAAAATCCGGGGGCATTTCTTGCCCTGTCAAATTTTAAAAGATCTCGTACTGTAGAAAAAACGTTTTTATCTCCGTAAACATTATCCAGATAATCAAAACCAATCTCTACACCATTACCTTTATAAGACGGAACAATTTTTTTTCTTTCCTTATCATCGTCAAAAACATAAGTATGCGTCATTCCTAAAGGTTTGAAAATCATTTGAGACATCGCTTCTTTATAAGTCAGTCCAGTGATTTTTTCAATAATAAGCGCAAGCATGGCATAATTTGTATTGCAATAGCTAAAACGTGTTCCGGTTCTTGATTCTAATCCAACATTTTTTGTTGCTAAAATATCTAAGATATCTTTATTGGTTAGTTGATTGTGCCTGTCCCAAACAGATTTGTCGTGATCTGTAAAATAGGCATAATTACGCATTCCGCTGCGATGGCTTAAAAGCATCCTGATAGTACAATCCTCATATGGAAATGTTTTCAGAATTGTATTTACTTTTTGGTCTAAATCAATTTTACCGGCATTTACCAATTTCAAAACTGCAGTTGCAGTCAAAACTTTGCTGACAGAAGCAATTTGTACAGGTGTTTCTGCTGTAATTTTAGTTCCTTCATTTTTATTGGCAAAACCATTATATCTCTCAAAAATAATCTGACCGTTTTTTGCCACTAAAAAACTTCCGTTCATACTATTGTTAGGCCAGTTTTTAACATAAAAATGATTTATTCGTCCTGTTACTGAATTTATGTAAGCTTGCGAAATCTTAGTTTCCGGACCTAACGGTTTCATTTTAGGTAAAGTATCTTCGACTTCAGGAGTTGTATTTATTTGAGTCTTTTTGTCATTACCACAAGAGCTCAAAACTAGTATTGAGAAAAGTATTTGTGGTATCTTTGTTTTTTTAAGGAAAATCATTTTCAT